CAACACCTGTTGCCCCTACACCAACACCTGTTGCCCCTACACCAACACCTGTTGCCCCTACACCTACACCAGTAGCACCAACACCAACACCAACACCAACACCTACTCCAACACCTGTCGCTCCTGTAGCACTTGATTGTTCAGATGCTGGTTCACTAAACCAGACACAATGTGCAGCATGTAACTACACATGGTCTGGAGGACAGTGCATTGACTCTCCTACTCCAGTAGCACCTGTTGCTCCAACAGCACCACCGTTCTTCCCGTTCTTCCCACCATTTTTCCCTTACTTCCCATTCTTCCCATTCTTCCCGCCGTTCTTCCCATTCTTCCCATACTTCCCATATTTTGCTCCAGTAACACCAGTTGCACCTGTTACGCCAACAGCGCCAACTGCACCAACACCAGTATATGATCCACTTGCTCCATATTTCCCATATTTTACAATTGAGGGTGGCCAGTAGTTTAAGTTTTTGACATGGTGTATAATTAAAGCATGACAAGCAGAATAGATAAAATAAAAGAAATAATTGAAAATAATAAAGCATCTAATGTAAGCCCAATGGATTTAATTAATCCTAATACAGAATGGGCTGATGAAGAAAAGGCTTTAGAAAGATATTCAATATGTAAAGCATGTCCAGAATTGATAAAATTAACAAAGCAATGTAAAAAATGTGGTTGTCAAATGCAATTAAAAACAAAATTAGAGTTAGCGGCATGCCCAATTGGTAAGTGGTAAAATGAAAAAACCCTATTTATTAAAAAATGTTTTGCCAGAACAAGAACATAAAGCATTACAAAATTTAGCAATGAATTTGTGGGCAACCGATAAAACTACTTTTGACGAAAGTTTTGGAAGACATCAGTGGGCGATTTGGGACGGAACACATAAAGAAAATACAGAACCACTAAGAAGATTTCATGAAATGCTATTACCATTAGCAAAAGAAGAGTTTGAGTCAGAAACGCTTTTGCCGTCTTGGTGTCTTATAAGCATTTATGAAGGAGATAAAGCAAGACTGTGGAAGCATAAAGATGATAATGCTTGTACATATCATATAAACTATACAATATTTCACAAGACTCCATGGGATTTTTATGTTGAAGGTGAAAAGTTTCAACCAGAAGAAAATGATGCAGTAATGTCTTATGGTAATGATCAAGAACACTGGAGAGAAGAGTTTCCAAACCCAGAAACAAATTTGGTTGCTAATGCATTCTTTTTTTATACAGAACCAGACCATTGGTTTTTTACAGAAGGCCCTAAATATCTATACACTGGAATCCGTGCCAAAAAAGATGAGCCATCAGCGAGTATGTAATAATGGGAAGTATATTTTATCAACTTTATCAACCATGTGGTTTATTTAATCAGATAACAAGTATAGAGATTGCAGTTGGTTTATCTAGTAGATATAAAAAACAGTTGGTATTTCATAATATAAGTAACCCTCCAAATGGAGAATATAACGGTGCTAGAGTTCCAATATATTCTGCAAATTATAAATTTAACGAAAGAAGTCATTTGATCGACTCTAACATTTTCCCAAATATTACAGATTTGTTAGATTGGGAAAATAAAGAATGTAATATTTTTATAAATGATGTAGTTGACACATTTACTCACGAAGATTTAAAAGTTGAAAATTTAATGTTGCATTATTCTGCAGGATCAGATATATATAAAGATAAAGAAAATGATTTTGCAGAAGGTAGAAAAAGACTATTTTTAGATAATTATGAAAATATTCATTTAAAAAAAACATTAGGATACTACAGCAGATTCTTTTTTGATCGTGACCAATCATTAGATAAAAGCCTATCTTCTGTAAGATTTAAGCCAGAGTACTATGAGTTAGCAGAAAAAATAGCAAAATCAATTGGAGACTTCAATGGTGCACATTTTAGGCTAACCGACCATAAGAAAATGTTTGATCCAGATAATAATGTTCTTGACTCTGGAATTAGTAAAATAAACAATAGGCTACCACTTGTAATGTGTACAGATCAACCAGACAGCGAGTTGATTAAAAATTCTTCATACAGTTACCTAATGCTTGACGACTACATATTAAATAATTTTTATAATGATTTTAGGCAGTTTAAGTTTAAAGAAGAGGTTTCTTTTGGCATACTAAATAATCTTGTTATGCACCACAGTAAAGAGTTTATTGGAAGCCCAGGAAGCACATATACTGGATATATACATAGAGGATTAAATCAAAAAAGAGATATACAATGGAGAATATTCGGGGAAGAAGAGCATGCTCAAAATGGGCCATATTCTTGGAATGGCTACGATAGTAAGGACAGTTTTACAAAACAGTGGTGGAGAGAATGGAAGGAGTCAAGATTAGTATGAAGACAGCACTTGTATTAGGAGCAGGCGGCTTTATTGGAAGCCACATGGTCAGAAGATTAAAGTCAGAAGGTTACTGGGTTCGTGGTGTTGACCTAAAACATCCCGACTTTTCTGACACCGCAGCAGATGAGTTTATTGAAAGAGATTTGTCGGTTTATGAAAATGTTGAAAAGGCAATTCAGTTTAAAGGGTATCAGGGAAACTTCTATAATGAAATTCCATACAAGTTGATCACAGGGTTTGATGAGATATATCAGTTTGCAGCAGACATGGGTGGTGCTGGATATATATTTACTGGAGACAATGATTCTCAGATTATGGAAAACTCTGCTTTGATAAATCTTAATCTTCTTAGGGCACAATCAAGATTAAATGCTAAATATGATATTAACAAGACAAAGATTTTTTATTCAAGTTCTGCCTGTATGTATCCTGACCATAAGCAGTTAGATGTAAATAACCCTGGACTTAAGGAGTCTGACGCATACCCTGCAGACCCTGACAGCGAGTATGGGTGGGAAAAACTATTTAGTGAGAGAATGTTTTTAGCATTTAATAGAAATAATAAGATCCCAGTAGCAATTGCAAGATATCACAATATCTATGGTCCAGAAGGAACTTGGGATGGCGGAAAAGAAAAAGCACCTGCTGCAATATGTAGAAAAGTTATACAGTCAGATGGTTTTGTAGAAATTTGGGGGGATGGAGAACAAACTCGATCATTCCTATACATAGACGAATGCATAGAGGCAACAAGAAGGCTTATGAAGTCAGACTTTACTGGCCCAGTTAATATTGGGTCTGAAGAAATGGTTACTATAAATCAGTTAGTTGATATTGCCTGTAGCGTTGAAGGAAAGACTTTAAGCAAGATGCACATCCCAGGACCTTTAGGGGTTAGAGGAAGAAACTCTCAGAATGATTTAGTAAGAAAAGAATTAGGCTGGGACTATTCTATGACCTTAAAAGAAGGAATTGAAAAAACCTATCTATGGATTAAGGGTCAAATAGAAAAGCCCCAGCACTAATCTACTTAGGGAATTTAGACATCCAGAACTTAGTTCTTGGAGTAATGCCTTTCCAGGCAGTCCAGTTTTCTCCACCATCAGTCATATGGTGTGCAATTTGTGCATTTAAAACTGGGTTAAAAAGTTCAGCATTTGCAGATAACTCAAACTTGTCTCTACGATCAGGACCAAGAGAGTCAATCATATTGATTTGGAATATTCCGTATGAGGAGTCTCCAGTGATTTCGTTTCCGTTAAAAGCCAATGGACGACCATTAGATTCTTTCTTTGCTACAGCCCAAGCCTCAACAAGGTTTTGACCTTTAAACCCAACTAGGGATAGCATCTTCTTTAGTTCTAAATCTGTAAGAGATGTCTTGTTTGCAAAACTCTCCAACATTTTTTCCTTAGAAACCAAAAAAACCTCTTTCGAGGCGGTTTCCGATGTCTGAGCCTGTTCAAGGCTAAGATTGTTCTTCGTATCAAGACCTGAATCAGCATTGGCTCCGTTCGATAAAACAGTTACTAATGCTACGATACTGAGTGTGCTAATGATCTCTTTGTTTCTTTCGATAAATTTAATCATAGTTTCCTCCTTAGAAAACAATAACACCTTGGTAGGTGTTACTACTAAGTATAACATAATTTTAAGCCAAAAGTCAAATTTGAGCATAATCTGACTTAGATGTGATAAAATTAGAATATAAGGGGAAATCTATGTATGCACTTGTAGTAAAAAATAGTCAAAATACTTGGGATGTTTGGAAGACACTTCCTACTATTCCGTTTATTGAAAGAGAAGAAAGACTTCAGGCTGCAATTAAAAGCGGGATGCCAATAATTGGAAAAAATGTAACAGAATATAAATCCTTTGCCAAAAGTGGTGCTGTTTGGGATGGTAAAAATTTTTCAGGTGGCGAAATTGGAAAAATAAAATCAGGTGCTGGAGAGGTTTTTGAAAAAATAACAGAAGACACACCATTAAGTATCTATGCATACCTATGCAATGACGTTATTGTACTTTTGCAGTTTGGAGACACAGGAACAGAGTTTGATAGCCTACTGCAGGCAATTTTTGAAAGTGAAACAACTGTGATTAATATACCAGAAGGACAGACAGCAAATCCTGGAGATGTTTGGGACGGAACAAACATAATTAAAACAGGTAGGTCCTAAAACTAATGTCAAAGTGGGAAGAGTGGAAGTCGTCTTTAGGAGAAACAAGGCCATGGCATTTACTGGATTCAAACCAATATGTACAAGACGAGAACATATCTATTCAAAGGCTTTCTATTTGTCATGTATGTCCAGAATTTATTAAAACAACAAATCAGTGCAAAAAATGTGGGTGTATAATGAGTTTAAAGTCAAAACTAGAAAAGGCAACTTGCCCGTTAGGAAAATGGTAATGAAAAAAAGAACACTAGCACCAGGAATTGTAATATATTCAGACGTAATAGATGATCATGAGTCTCTTATAGATGAGATTGAAAAGGGCGTATCTAAAAACTTTGATGCCTGGTATCCAGCAACGGCAATAATAAACGGACAAGATGTTCCAGAAAAGAGTATAAGAGATACCGATTCTTTGTATATTGAGTATCAAGATCATATTGTTAACAATACCATGCACGAGTACTATGAATTTAAAGCAAAACTATCAAACACTTTTTTGTTGGGATTTAAAGATTTAGAGTTAGACTACAAAAAAGAATATAATATAGGCACAGAGTGGCACGATTCTTATGGTATTTTAAAGTATGGTCCAGGACAAAAAGTAGTTAATCATATAGATGATAACCATAAATACCATAGAAGAATCTCTACTGTCTATTATTTAAACGATAACTACTCTGGTGGAGAAATTACATTCCCAAGATTTGACATAACCTACAAACCAGTAGCAAACGAGTTTTTGATATTTCCATCAAACTATGTATACAACCACTCAGTCATTCCAGTAACAGAGGGAATAAGATACTCTGTAGTCAGTTGGCTACGATGACAGAGCCATCAAATCTGGGTGTATAATAATTTTACTATGACCACATATGATTTTTCTGCCACTGGAGTTAAATATCCCCTTGAAAACTCTCCTGTAAATGTGCATGGAGATTTTAAGAAATTAGCAGAATCCCTTGATGCAATTCTTCCAGCATATGGTGTATCATATTTTCAGATTGATATAAATAATAATAGCGGAGCAACAATTAATGCAGGAGTCCCAGTTTACGCAACAAACGGGAAAATAAATGGCAAGGTTACAATTGCAAAAGCCCTTCCATCAACAACTGCCCCAATATTGGGATTACTAAAAAATAATACAGCAAACAACTCAGACGGAATAGTTGTAGTTGCTGGGGTTATGGAAGGCTTAAACACTTCAGGCTTTGCTGCGGGACAAACACTTTATGTAGGAACATCTGGAGGACTAACAAATGTTAGACCGTCAGGCGGATCAGCAGCAGTTGGAATTTGTGCTGTTGCAGACAATGTTAATGGGATAGTAATTGTAGAGGCAAAAGGAAACGGTACCTGGGGAGCACTCAGAGACGGTTTGTCGTGATATAATAAACAAATGGCAACTTTAAGAGGATCTCAATCATTATATAATATAGGTAATCCACCACCAACAGTTATTTGGACTGTAGTTCGTGGAGATACATCTGGATTCAAGGTTTATGTAACAGACGATGCCAAAGAGCCTTTGATTTTAAAAGGTCCTGAATCTGAATGGGATATTGCAATGAAGATTAAAAGACCCACTTTAACTCCTGGAGTAATTACAGATGATGCTACAACAATAATGGCTTTACATCCAGTTGCAGATGAAGACGACCTTGTTGGAGAGTTTACAGTTTGGCTTACAGCAGAAGAATCTAATGTCTTACAAACAGGAGACATCTTTGATATTCAAGTCTCAGACCCAACAAGAGTTTGGACAGTTGCTCAGGGTAGCATGAGAATTCTTGAAGATGTAACAGATTAATGGCAACATCTGTAATTCTTGATGACCTACAAAATAAGACAGAGCGAATCTTTCCAATAGATTATTCAGAAGTCAAGATAGAAGACTTTACAAGAAAAACAGTTATAACTGAGGTTTTGCCTTTTAGAGTTAAGTTTACAGCCATTCAAATTGTGGCTATTGGTTTGGGAAATACCCCAGCAATTCCTCTGCAAGTTATTGGCTATAGCAACTATATTCTCTAATAGTATTATTAAAAGGGATGATATAATTACGACATGGCTAAAATATCAATTCCATCAGTTAAAAGTCTATTTCAAACAGGTGATAGACCTACTCAAGAAAATTATGAAGATTTAATTGATACCGCCGCAGCACAGGCAACAGACCTTGGCTCAGCAGGTAACAATGAAAACACAATCAACGGTATTGAGAACGTAACTGTTATTGATAACTTTGATGCTACAGTTTGGCGTATGGTCAAGTATATTGTTTCAATATCAAAGACCACAGCAGGGGACAACAAGTTCTATGCAACCGAACTAACAATTCTCGTTGACGGTACAAATGTAAGTGTCAGCGAATACGGAACAATCGACAATGATGGGAATATTGGCACCATTAATGTCTCTCGCACTGGAAATACCGTGGCCCTAACAGTCACTCCAGATTCTGCGATCAAGCCAGTCACAGTTCGTTTCGCACGAATTGGACTTAAGGCATAATAAAAGGAGATATAAAAAATGGCAACAGTAAATAAAGATTTTAAAATTAAGAGTGGTCTCATCGTTGAAGGTACAACAGGTACAATCAATGGTTTAGACATTCTTACAAAGAAGCAAGCAGACCAAGATTACATCGTTGGTCTTATTGGTGGTACAGCAACATCTGCTAACACACCAAACACAGTTGTAAAGCGTGATGCTAACGGTAACTTTGCTGCAGGCATAATTACGGCAAATATTACTGGTGATGTAACAGGTGATGTAACTGGTCAAGTATCAGATATTTCAAACCACGATACAGATGATCTTGCTGAAGGTTCAAGACTATATTTCACAAACCAAAGAGCACTTGATGCAACTAACACTGCATACGATGCAGCAGGAACTGCAGCAACAGAAGCAGGACTTGTAGCAGATGATCTTTCAGATCACGAAGCACTTACTTCTGGAGTACACGGAGTAACTGGTTCAGTAGTTGGAACAACTGACACACAAGATATTTCAAATAAGAGAATAATTGATACACTTTACTTTACAGATGGTGTAACAGTTAATAATGAAGCAGAAATTGAAGTACAGGCTGGAAGCCACGTATTTAATGTTCAGGCCAACTACGGAGACCTTAATCTTAAGGCAGTAGCAACAAACGCTAGTGTTTATGTAATCTCAGAAGATGCAGACATTGTTCTTACAGCAGATGGCGGTTCATACATTGGAACAGTTGCAGCAGAAAATGAAATTGCAACTAAGGGCTATGCAGATGGTGTAGCAGGAGATGTTTCATCAGATTTGTCAACACACGAACAAGCAACAACTGGTGTTCATGGCGTAACTGGCAATATCGTTGGAACAACAGACACACAGACACTTTCTAACAAGACACTTGGTAGCGATCTTGCTGCTGGTGGTTATAAGGTTTCAGGTCTTTTGGATCCTTCAGCAAACCAGGATGCAGCAACAAAGTCATATGTTGATACAGCAGTATCAAACCTAATTGGTGCAGCACCTGAACTTCTTGACACTCTTAACGAGTTGGCAGAAGCAATTGGTGATGACGAAGACTTTATTGGAACAGTTACAGCATCAATTGGTGAAAAGGTAGCAAAGGCTGGCGACAGCATGTCTGGCAACCTTGACTTTGGTGGAACAAGTAAGGTAACAAGCCTTGCAGCACCAACAAACTCAGGCGATGCAGCAAACAAGAACTATGTTGATACAGAGATTTCAACTCTTGATACAGCAGCACAGGGTTATGCTAACACAGCAGAAGACGATGCTAAGGCATACACAGATCTTCGTGAGATTGCAATAACAACTGCTTATGAATCATATGCAGATACAGCAGAAGCAGATGCAAAGACTTATGCAGATGGTTTAGCAGTAAACTATGATGCATCAGGTTCTGCTTCAGCAGCACAGACAGCAGCAGAAGGTTTTGCTACTGGTCTTAACAATACAACTAATGATCGTATTGATGACCTCACAACATCTGATATTCCAGAAGGTTCAAACCTTTACTTTACAGATTTCGCAGCAAAGACTTCAGCAGTTGATCTTTTGACTAATGCTACAAAGAATAATATTGAGATTACTTGGAGCAATCCAACAGGTCTTGTTATTACCGCAGAAAACGGTGTAGCAGATTCTACAACTGATGATCTTGAAGAGGGTGAAGATAATCTTTACTTCACAGATGAAAGAGCACTTAGTGCAATCAGTGGCGAAAATATTCAACCACAGTCAATTGACATCACATGGGTTCGTCGTGAAGAAGCAACTTGGACAGATGTCGCAACTGCTTCAAAGGCTACCTGTCACTCAGCAAGCACAAGCGAGGGAAGCATGAAGTACCTTGTTCGTGTAACAGCATCAGTTGGAGGAACTCGTCACTCACATGTTACAGAAGTTCTTGCAACAGTCGATGGTGCAAATGGAGTAGCAGTTGTCGAATACGGCACAATCTACACATCAGCAGAACCACTAGCAACTGTAACAGTTGAGTGGAATGCTTCAACATCAAAGTATGACCTAAATGTAACTACAGCAAATAACTCTTCAGAGGTTATGGTTGCAGCAACATTAATGGCAACACTTGACTAAGTTCTAAAAAATAAAAAATAGTTGGAAGAGGGAGTAGTAAATGGCAACAGTCGAAAAAGACTTCAAAGTCAAGAATGGATTAGTCGTTACAAACGGCGGTACATTCGGAGATGCAGTAACAGTAGGAGCACCAACTCTTAATGCCCATGCAGCAACTAAGGAGTATGTCGATAGTCGTTCAATGGCCGTAGGCACAACTGCTCCTTCTTCACCAACTAACGGAACACAGTGGTTAGACACTCTAACAAACAGAGTTAATTTTTATTACGATGGAACTTGGTATACCCAAGCAACTATCGATGATACAAATAACTTACCACAGCACATTCACGATACCGCAATTGATGGAACTGGTTTCATAGTATCTCAGTTCTATGAAGGTGGATCATTCAACAGCCCATTGGGTGTAGGTTTGGATGCAGGTGGACCAGACACAACAGTTTGGACAGTTGTATTCGATGGCGGTAGTGTAGTAGATAACTTCAATTAAAACAGGGGTTATAATAAGATAAGTTAATGGGCAGCCCCCATAAGGAGAAATAAAAATATGGCAACAAGAATGCAACAGCGCAGAGGAACTGCAGCACAATGGACGGCTGCAAACCCAATTCTGGCAGCAGGTGAAATCGGTTTTGAAACTGATACAAGTAAGTTTAAGATGGGTAACGGATCATCAACATGGTCTGCCCTACAGTATTTTGCCAATGCAGCAGAACTAGCAGCAATCATTGATAGTGCTCCTGGAACACTGGACACACTAAACGAGTTAGCAGCAGCAATTGGCGATGACCCAGCCTTCTTTACAACAACAACAAATAATCTTGCACTAAAGGCTCCAATTAACAATCCTACATTTACAGGAACAGTTGGCGGAGTTACAAAGTCAATGGTTGGTCTTGGCAATGTTGATAATACAACAGATGCTAACAAGCCAGTATCAACAGCAGCACAAGAAGCCCTTGATCTTAAGGCACCATTAGCATCACCATCATTAACTGGTGTTCCAACAGCACCAACAGCATCTTCACTAACAAATACAACACAAATTGCAACAACAGAATTTGTTCAGACAAAGGTAAACAGTTTAGTAAATGGCGCACCAGGACTGCTAGATACATTAGACGAATTAGCAGCAGCACTTGGAGATGACGCAAACTTTGCAGCAACATTAACAAATAACCTTGCAGCAAAAGCATCACTAACAAATTTGGCTGATCACAATACAACGACTACAAATGTCCACGGTATTGGAGACACATCTGTTCTTGTAACAGCAACAAATCTTTCAGATTCAATCACAGCAGCAATAGATACACACACTGCAGATGAGACAAATGTTCACGGTATTGCAGACACAGCAGACCTTGCACTAAAGTCAGAAGTTACAGCAGCAGGAACAGCGGCTTCTACAGCACTTGGACTACACGCTGATGCAACAACAAGCGTACACGGAATTGCAGATACATCTCTTCTTGTGACAGTCTCAGATCTTGAAGACGCACTTGATTCAGCAACTGTAGATCAGTCATTACTTGCAGGAACAGGAATTGATTGGAATGCAGCACAATTAAGATTTGATATTGATGCAACAATTGCAACTACAGCATATGCTGATCAAGCAGAAGCAGATGCAATTACTGCAGCAGGAACAGCAGCAGACTCCAAGGTAGCAGCAGCAGTAGCAGCACTTACAAAGTCTTCAGTAGGCCTTGCAAATGTTGATAATACATCAGATGTAAATAAGCCAGTTTCAACTGCTACTCAAACAGCGCTTGATCTAAAGTCACCACTTGCTTCACCAACATTTACAGGTACTGTAACCACAGGACATGTACTACCAGCAACAGATATTACATTTGACTTGGGCTCTCCTACAAAGATGTGGAGAGATATTTATGTTGGTCCAGGATCCCTGTACGTTAACGGACAGAAGGTTCTTCAAACTGACGCAGGTGACGTTGTTATTACTGCAGATGCTAATGAAAACTTGGCATTAAGAACAAGCGGAAGTGGTAACATTGAACTAGATCCAACAGGTGCTGGTTCTGTTAATATAAAGGGGCCTCTAGTTGTTGAAGCAGGAGCCAACTTCTCAAGCAATGATGGAAACGGAATTGCATTTAGCAACGGCCTCAAGTCTAACAGTTTAGAAAGCAATAGTCTAAATACAGACTTATCTCTATCTGGAAATGGTACAGGAAAAGTTTACCTTAATGATAATGCAGAAGTAAATGGAAACCTTGTTGTTGGTGGAAACCTAACAGTAAGCGGAACAACTACAACTGTAAACAGCGAAACAATCTCATTGGCTGATAACATTATAGACCTAAACAGCAACTTTACTACTGGAACTCCAACAGAGAATGCAGGAATAAAGATTAAGCGTGGAGACTCTTCTGATGTTCAAATACGTTGGAACGAATCT